GTAAAAGATTGTATCGTATATCATCCTCGTTTCTTGTTGAAGTTGAAGTATATGGATAAAGATTCCACATCTTCATATCGGAATTCTGTTCGTCAGCCGGTATGAAGACACTAATTTTTGCGTTAGGGACGCCAAAGTTTCCGTTTGCCAAGACACGCCCGACAACTACTCCATAATCAGAATTATGGAGTTTATATACGTCCTTGTCACTTATTTTTAACGAAAGGATTTCAAGACTATCATAATCCTGGTCAAGATGTACATCGAGGAAACTGTCAGCCTCACGGCCTACTGTTGTCCTAATTCTATATGTTTTGTTGTTGCTTCCCATTCCTTACTGTATGTATAAAACCTAAAAACTTTTTCATACTAAGCCTGCCATTTTTTGAAAAAATTGAAAAACCAACCACGAACAAAAACATGAACGGAATCAGTGGCAGGAGTATTATGTATATCAAGATTGTAATTACCGCATCTTTCTTATTAACGGACATTTTCGGTTTATTTTGGTTTGTCTTGCCATTTGCCGAGTAATATCTGTGTATCCTGTCTATTTCTTCATTTACTTTGCATGCACAAGCCATAACTATTTTGTCTCCTTAGGGAATACCCTTATGTCCTTTTCGGGCCACTTTATTTCGAGCATTGTATCCCCATCACTATAAATTATACCGTCAGATGCGTCAAGGTCTATCCTGTATCTCCCTGGTACCTTCTCTTCTTGCTGTCTATTGCAATCCCCGGCCTCATATAACTCCTGGTTTGTTTGTGTTGAGCTATATCCGTCACAAGTCTCGTTATATACCCTGAGGTCAATTAAGTTGGCCACACCGTCAATTTTTGAAATTTCTTTTTTAAGGTCTCCGACATAAAGGTCATCACCCATATTTCTCTTGTTTATGTCAAAATAATCGCGGACTTTTCCAATTATGAGTGAAACAACATCGCTCATGTTATAGTTCTTATCAACATGTACATCAACCTCAACTGAAAGATTGATGATACGTCCTGGTTTGATTTCAACAAAGTCATTAATCATCCTATATTCCGTAAGGTAGTTTTGGATGTTTTCGGCCAGCAATGAAGGAAGTGCCGCATCAAGTTTCTGCTGGTAATCGATGCCGAGAAGATAAAGCATAATCTTATTGTTATCCTCAGCACAACCAACCCTGAATGGCGTTCCGTATTTTGGTGGCATCATAAGAACCCTATCGATATAATCCTTCGTTGTAACACACCTATTCTGGGCGCCCTTGTTGTATTTTATCATATATTTCATTTCCTGCACGGTCGGCATATCTTTACCGGATACAGAAGGCGTGGTATTTACAACCGTTATAGAGTTCCTGACGGCAGACTTTGTAGCCTCACTAGACTTTGCACCCATAGGGAAATTGGTCAGAAGCTTTGAAATGGAGGAGATGGCGCCCTGTGCTACGTTGCTCGCGCTTCCGCCTCCTACCCTATAAAGGATAAAGAGCGTTGTTCCTGGATTAGGTAGCTCGCCCAGGGAATCATTACGGATTGTCCTCGTTATGATATGCTTGCTTAAAGAAGACATTCCGTCAATGGGCGGATATTGTGCATTATTAACTCCAGCTCCAAAGATAACCTTCAAATATCCATTATCTGTATATTCAGTGATAAACTTATGCTTTACCGGCTTCCATTCACCCTTTGTTACCTGGCAAGTTGGATAAACTGTATTGTTAGCCGAATTAAAGTATCCATAAGCGTGAATTACAGGACAATTATTATCATTAAGAGTTTCACCCCACCTCGTTTGTTCGGCAAGATTATCTACCTCAAAGAAACGGATGAGGTTTCCCTTTGCCGTGCCACCTGTTTCTGGGCATACATTTTCCGAATAAGAGTAAAACTCACCGTAACTTGGGTATGAAGTAAGGGCGTCACCATCTTTCATAAGGATACTCTCTACGTTCATAACACCTTCAACGGGTATAACAATCTCCATAAACGGCCTAATATCGCTACTCTTGATGGATTTTTTAAATACCCTTGTCTCTCCGGCAGTAACGACAGCTAACTTCGTTATGTTGTACCTGGTTATATTTCCATTGGCATCAAGTACGGGCTCAATGGTTCTGTCGCTACGCATAAACTCGTCATATTGCTCGGAAAAATTAACGTCATACATAACTTCGAACATCTGGCTGGTGGAATTAACCATTGTACCTCTCTTAATGACCGGCAGATATTCCTTTGCATAGCTATTCCCATCAACTGGTACCTGGCAAGTAAAACGAACCTCCGCCATGGCACCCTTAGGACCAGGCACCTTTACGCCATTATTCCTGGCGATATTCATTACTGAACTAGGCTCTTGGGCGCTGTCGATGTTTGTTTCCTGATATACTCTGTCGATATGATATGAAAGATTATCGGCAACATCAGCGTTAATATCAATCAGCCAAGAACCGATTGAAGCGTCGCTATATTCTGTCGCCATATCAGGATAATATTTTCTCGAAAAATCCTTTAATGCGTTTTTGTAGTCGTCAAATGTTCTATTAAGGTATGATATTCCCTTTTCCATATGGTTTGTTTTAATCTACTGTTTATACTCTAACTGCGGCTGTTTGCTCTATTTCCTTCATTCCGCTCATAATTGAATAGTGGATGATTACGATTTTACCGTTATCACTATTCTCGTCATTATATATTGAAATATCCTTAAAAGAAACGTCCGGCACATACCTATAGACCTGTTGGGTTATATCGTTACGCAGCCTTTCAAAAGTAGTTTCATCGCCAGGTTCGAAAATATACTTGATTAAATCCGTACCAAAGTCTGGGTTACGAAGCCTTTGTCCCTTAGGGGTAAAAATAACATGTAAGAGTCTGCTTTTTAACGATTCTTCCAAACTTGTATTGAGGTCCATATATAACTCGTCGTCGTTTTCGAGTGTAAAAGGATACTTTATTCCGTATTTTTGCGTAAGTGCCATCTTAAAAATCTTTTCGTATAAATAGTTTTGTTATAATTTTCCCTTACTACAAGATAACATTTTAGAGTGTAATAGAAAAGGAAAAACGAGCCCAGAAGAGCCCGTTTCCGAAAAATAAAAATAGATTAGATGTATGAATGAATAGATTAGAGAGGCATATCCTCCATTTTTGTATATTCTATCTCATAACGTCTTGGGAAGTTATGTTGTATGTAGAGGGTAAGGATACGCTCACTAAGGAAACCGCAAATCTCAGCCTGCCATTTAACTTCACGCCATGAAAGCTTGAACGGGTCATCGTAACGAATGTATCTTCCAGCACCGAGATTCCTACCGATATGGAGGATAAGGTCTTCGTATGTTGTGACTCCGATACGCTTCATGAACCTTTCAAGGAGGTCAAAGAGGAACTCGCAATACTTGTCATATTCCTCAGCGGGAAGAATAAAGCCGTTGCTATAATAAAGGTCAGTTCCCTTCTTAATGTACTTGTCCCAGTCTGCAGCATAATCCGGATGTACCTCCTTGACAATCCTTTCCAATGTTTTAAGGTCGTCAATGCAGTGTGAATAACCAAATCCAGCTTCGATTGTGTTCGCCGGGATGAACTTCTTGGCGTTCTCCGGGAAGTTATATGGTTTGCAGCAGATAATATCATACTCGCTGAAAATCTTGTCAAAGTCGGTATTTTCGTCAATTTCTGTAAAACGGCGGCGATATTGTGTCTGGCCCTTATATTTAGCATCCTTTACGTTCTTCCAAATCCAATATAGACCGGTATTTTCAACATAATAAGGATTAAGATTAGATATATTATCACCAGTATTATCCTTAAGCTTGCATACATCCTTGTCATTCACCGCCGCACCGCACTGGAGAGGGGTCATAACTTCATTATTAACGAAGCCATAGTCCTTTGGGTTAAAACAGAGCATAAATAGCTGGACATCCTTTCTCTTTACCACATCATCTCCCTTATCGTACTTGTTCGGGTCTTCGACAATATGGTAATAGTCAAAAAGGTCAAGTCCTAAACGTTCCTTTACAATTGCCAGTTTTTCACGGGTAGGCTTGTTTGATTTAAAGAACCTATTTTTGATAAGGTATTCAAACATTTCTGGCTTTAAAATCTGGTCCGGGAAACCCCTGGTAATCTTGTCAATATACTCATCAATAGTTTTGTCACTATAATGACGAAGGAATAGTTGGGTATAATTATATGGCTGAACCCACTGAGTACTAACAGTTTCATTACCAATAGAGTCACAACATTTTGTGATACCGCTTGGTGTGTGCGGTCCGCCAAAAATAACACCATCAAGTCCGCCACGAACAATGGATTTTACGTGGAAATTCTCAGGAATATCTGGGAACGCCCTCTTGAAGTCAATTGGCTCAACAATTCTATTAAATCTCATCATGACCGGCCTGCCATCATTATGTACAAGGTCGTTATCATCAAACATTAGCCAATTAACATGAATCATATCATAACCATTATAACGCTCATCACTGAGAGCCTGACCGATGCTGGTAATTGCTGATGACCCGAAGGTAATGAACTCATCGCAATCAAAGAAGGCAATCCAATCATACTGGTCCTTATACTCCTGGTAACACTCATTATAGGCATCAACCTGGCACACCTGACGATTACGATAGTCCTTTAAGGTGACATATCCTTCGTCAATATAATCGCCAATCACTTCTTTAAAATCGTCTTCGCCATCATAGTTGTTGTCAAAAAGACAGATATTGGTGAAACCGGCCATCTTATTATACTCAACGAACTCTCGAATATACTGGTTTTCCTTGCGTCCAATACAACAAAGTAAGGTTCTAATCTCTTTCTTTTCTTCTTCCATATTATTTCAATACACTTTTATACACATTTATATAACCTTCTGCCATCTTCCCAGCAGTAAAAAGCGGTAATCTTTCTTTCTGTTTCAAAATCAAAGAATTACGGTCGTCTTCCTTCATCTCAAAAAGGCGTTCAAGACTTTCGTTCAGTGACTTACCGTCTGTTATATCAAAATACTGCCCGCAATCTCCAGCAACCTCATGAAAAACCGGTATATCATTCAAAAGTGCCGGACAATCATTCTTGTATGCTTCCAAAATCGGGAGACCAAAGCCCTCAAACTCGCTCGGAAACACAAAACAAAATGCGTGATGGTATAAGTTATTTAAACCGTCTTCGTTAAGATAATGGTTTTCCACCCTATCTTCAAGACCATATTGCCGAAACATATCCAATTCAAACTTGCTGAACTTAGTCCCGGTACAAATAAGCTTGAAGTCCTTATGCTCTTTCATAAACGGGACTATCTGGTTGAAAAACGGGATAAAGCACTTGTAATTTAGGGGTCCCTGTCTCGTGCCAATATACAGGATATATGGAAAATTGAATGGTTTGTTATATTCGTAGTTCTCTGGGAGTTCTCGATATGCGTTATAAACTATGTCTATTTTACTCTCGGGGACCTTATAGATATCCATAATGTCTTTCTTGGTTGCTTCGCTGATTGCAATGACCTTACTTGCTGCAGCCATAATGTCCCGCCTGTTATCAAAATCAGCAAGACACATACTCTCATTGAACTGTATGTAATTACGCAGCCTTTCAAACGCAAGGTCATGCACAGTGACAACATACGGCTTTTTTACACCATATTCCAAAAAGTACGGATTATAGTGCGTCGGGTGAAATACATCATAATCACCCTTCTTAATCATATTCTTGGAGTAAATCTTATTGACGTTTTTCCAGTCTATATCCGAGCTTTTTGTACTTCCATCTATTTTCCCCGCCGCTATAAGTCTCTCTAATGTCTGGTCGCTTGTTGGGTAACCCTGGGCTAACATATAGAGATTAGATGTCGAGGCGATACCAACGGAAACGCTCTCCCGCTTTTTCATTTCTTCAAGTAGGAGAGAAAAAACATTGCTGACACCACCGCTTCTTTGTATATCAAATGCCTGGTAATCGTATAATATCTTCATAATCAAAACTTTAAATAGTCCTTCCAAAAGGTCTTAAAGTCAAACAAATATGGCTTATGGCATCCCATTGGCAGTTTATTATTATTCATTTTAAAAAGAAATGACGGGGCGACTTCAAATGAAAACTCACGACCAACCTCAACTGGACTTATACGGACCTCGTTTTCGCAATTTGTAGAAAAAAACACATCCTCAGCTACATTTACATTATCAGCCTCTTCTTCGTGTTTTTTACAGACCTCAATAAACTTGTCAATCTTTCGAAGAGAAAAACCGCCATTACCGCATCTTGTGAGTCTCGCTTTGTTCTTTTCCGTGTTTTTCTCAAACCATGGCGCCCCAATATAGTCATAATCGAGACTGACGAAGTATTCAAGGTTGTCGGAAAAAATCCAGCAATCAAGCTGATAAATGAGCATGAATTGATAATCGGTAAAGGCATTATAAAACTCCCACCTTTTACATAGTTGATTATACGAACTAACGCTTTCAAAGAAGCCCTTGGCCAGTCTTTTTATCTTAAACTTGAAACCGGGACATAAAGACGTATAGCCAGAAAGGTCAAGACCGAGCGGGGCCACAAGGTAAATATCATATTTTTGCCCCAAGACCCTAACACATTGCATAAGTGAAGCCTGCTCAAAGAAAACCGGGTTTTTTTTATATACCGGTATAACGACACAGCATTCTTCCTTATATTCTTCCCATTCAATCACTTCTAATCTTTTCTTATAATATAATTCGAAACTACATAAAAGTCAAATACCCCACACATGAGTGCAGGGTATTATCTTACTCTTCATTTATTTCATCTCTGCCACCTTCAGTAAGATAGTTATAGAGGTCGTCAATGTTGTTAAGGTCTGCGATAACATTTCTATCTATCTTTTCATCAGGCCAAAACCACTCCGGTGCATTATCATCGCTCTCATATATTTTATGGTCGACATCTTCGTAAAGCCACCAGGAAATCAAGTTAAGCCCATCTTCCCCGAATTCACTTCGCATCAACTCATCAAAAAATATACCGGCATACTCAAGATACTTACAATTTATCGTATCTATGCCAAGGTCGTACAATTTATCATAAAACTCGTTGGACTCCTGCATCTTATATATCAGGTCCTTAAATTTTTCTCTTGTCATCATAATCTTAACACCCGTAGTACTCTTTTTCTGGCGGAAAATATCTGCCCTTTTGCCATTCAACTCCGGCTAAAAAGGCATCATAAACCTGATTATAGTCGAAACCGAGAGTTGCGTTTTTCTTTCCGTATTCGACAGCTGCGTCAATTGCTTCCTGGTCCTGTTTCATCTGTTTTGTTCTCCTTATCTTTAAATTTTATTCTATAATTCCCATAAAACGGGAATTCTTTGGTATAGTAAGTATTTACTTGGTTTTCATTATCCGGGTCAATCCATTCCGGCAAATGTTCCCTGCAATATGGCTCAACCCACCCCTTTGTTACATAATCAGCTGATTTTCCACAAGTTATACAAGTATGGCGTGATATATAGGTGTATTTTGCAATGATATTGTCCGTTTCTTCGTTTCCACCGTGGTCGTACCAGCAAAGTTCTCCAAATTTTTCCTTAATCTGGTCTATACGGTACATTCTAAGCCGTTTCCAACCACCGTCTGCAAGCAAGGCTCTCTTTATATCCTTGCAAATATAAATGCCGAAAGCCTTTCTCCACCCCTTGTCTAGGGCACCTAATTCGGTATATGACGGAATTATATGAAAGACACCTATGCAACACTCCAGGAAGCGATAGAACTTTTCGACAAAGGCCCACCAATTGCTTACCTTCTCTATATGTGCTGGGTTGTCCTTATTCCCAAACTCACCAGCAATTTTAAAGGCCTTTTTATGTGCTTCACCCTGGAGTCTATGCAGTTTCCAATTTGTATAGTGTTTATCTGTGAATCTGTTCCTTGGATACAGAAACGGAAACCGGATACACAATATGGTGGCCGGTATCCATTTTGCAGGATTTAAGCGATATTTTAAAAAATAGCTAAAACTAGCCATTGTCATTGGTTGTTTCGTTTATCTTGTTTATTTTTTCTAGAAATTCGGCGGGAGAACAGCCTGCTTGGACGGATATGCTTCCAGAATTTGACTTTCGTTCGTTTCCCCGGCAAAAAATCCAAGCAACCGCGCCGGCATTAATGTCTCTCACACAGAACGGACTATTGTCTCCGCCCCAATCCCTGGGAAAACGAATACGCCAGCTATCACGATGTACATAGAAAGGGACCTTTACGATTTCAGTCTCAACCCTCTCATCATTATCATCATAATAGTCGTCGTATGGCTCCTCGGCATTATATTCATAAGGTGTATCATCCCAATCGTCACCCCACTGCTTATCCAAAGAAACCGGTGTAAAATATGCATAATATTCCTGCTTACCTTCGATATAATCCGGATTTGGATAGTATTCACACTCACTCCCTCGTTTTAGGATTGGATTTACGTCATAACCAAACTCTGGGTCTTTATATGAGAGAAATCCTTGCTTGTGGAGTTTTTCGTCCCTGAGGCGGTCCTGTTCTTTCCATTCGTCGGTTTCCCTATACGCCTTAGCCTCCGGAGTATAATCATGGTATGTCCGGTTGATTTCCCCAATATAACACAGCTTCAACTTGTCATATTTAACCGCATCCTCCTTTTTAATTGTAATGTACATAGTTACTATTTTTTTGAAATTGAAAAACCCTTCAAAACAAAACTCGTTATATTACCATCTTTGTCTTTTTTCCCGAAGCCATATGGAACAATATTAAAATTACCGGTTTTCAACATTTCTTCACAAGCCTTTCCTTCAATTGAATGGGCGAACTGCATACTCCCAACAATCTTACTTAAATCCAAATTTTCCAAATCGACGTTTGGGTCTGCCGTTATAAAATACTGGGCCATAATTTAATCCTTTTTCCAAAACTTGTATGTGATATCATGCCGTATCGTCTCTTCTACTGCAGAATCTGTGCCAAACTTTCTTTCTATCTCATAAAGTCTCTGGTTGGTGGTCTCCTTGTTTAGGGGGCCGTATTTGGGGATATATGGTCCGACCTTAATGAAATCAAAATAGATGTCATAATCTTTTTCAACCTCGTTCCTTCCTGAATAAAGAGCAACCTTGTAAGGGAAATCATTTCTAAAATGAATTAAGGAGGCAAGATGCTTCAGTGCCTCCGGGTCTTTTCCTTCACCCATGAAACAGATACAATTAACCCCTTTGTTTTTCTTGATAAGCTCGTCAAGTACCTCCGGAGTAAGTTCTTCTCCAATATCTTCGCGAAGCCACGGACTATGACACCCCTCGCACATTCCTGGGCAGTTCGTAATTTCAATCGCAAGCGTCACGTAATCTGGTATCTCTTCAAAAACCACGGATACCGTATCTGGTTTATATTTAATCATTTAAATCTATTCCTATTGTTTCGTCATAAATTACTTCCTCACTCATCTGGAGCTTTAGCCTGAGTGATTCATACTCCCTATGGGTTTCAACGAGCTTTCTTGCCTCTTCCTCGGTCTTGGCGTAAAAACCGCCCATCCACTCTATGTTGTCAAGGTTATCACCATCCTTGAAGCGTTTGTAATCAACGTAGTACTGCTCCTCTGAACCAGATTTACGTTTTCTAATCCTATATTTTATATTCATATTGAAAGAGTATTATACAATAGTAAGATACATATTTTTTATTTGATTTCAAAATAACTTTATGGCGTTTGAAACTATTTATAGAAAAATTGTATAGAGATGAAATTACAGTTAGATGAACATACACTGAATCTTTATTTGCAAAAAGCAATAAATGAGGAAATAAATGAATTATTCGGTTCAAAAAATAATAATATAAATGACAATTTTCTTAGCACATTAGCTACGGACATAAATAAATTCGAACAACTCCTTATTATTGCGGAACAAGGTATCGGTTTAAATAATCAAGCAACACAGCCTGGAAACAAAATTAACGTTCAGGGCGGTGGATTTGATTTTGTAAATACAACAAGAAAAAACCTACTGATAGCCGTTGAAATACTTAGTGGTTTTGCTGATAGAGTTAATAATGTTGAACAAAAGCTTGGTGTAAATACTTTGATGGAAGCTAGTGCTATTGGCGGCGAATTTATTGACCCTATGGCCGCTTTAAAAGCCTCCGCTAAAATGAGTTCAACAATAAGCAATTTTGGGTCTAAGGCCTCAAAAGGTGCAAACACTGTTGGTAAATTAAAATCTCTTGGTGGTGCGGTGAGGGGTGCCCAATATTTAAAGCTTTTAGCAAGTTCTTATTATACTTGGATTGCTGTTGCAGCTGCTATAGCGACACATTGTGTTCTCTGGTCCCGCAGTAAAAAGAAACAAAGGGATATCGTTAGAGTTGCAAATTGCCTTCAAATTTTGGCAAATAGAATGAAAAATATTCTTGAAACTTTGGCTCAAAAAGCTGGAGTCGAGATTCAAAATACACCACAGGCCCAACAAGTTACAGAAAGTATTTTTAATGGCATGAACGGAAACAAAGCAGCAAACTATATACCAAATATTGCCAAAGGGATGACCGAGCTTTCCGGCTTAATGAAACAGATTATTAGTAACCAGCAACAAGACCAAGTAGAAATGCCTCAAAGGCTTGTAACTAGTGCTGATATAAAACAATTTCAAATGTGGGCTAATGCACATGGTTATAAAGACCAATATGACGAATCGCTGGTGCCCGACGGAATATGGGGGAAGAGAACATCTTATGTGTATGACCAGATAGCAGCCAAGCTAAACCAACAAGGTACGCAAACTAGTCTTATGGAGGGCAAGTTTGACCAAGCTCTGGCTAATCTAGAGCAAAAAGTTGGTGTTACCGGTACAGGTGGGGCGGCATATGCTGATATTAACAATATGCCTGGTATTGCTGGTGGGGCATCAAGACTTCAAAATAGTGAAAACGGATATAATATAGCCGCAACATACCCAAAGGTTTTAAACCAGTATTTATCTAAACTTCAAGAACTGGGTTTTGATACTGGTGCCATTGAACCACTACCAATAAAAACAAAAGCAAGTTGGTTTAACGGAAGAATTCAGTATAATGCAAAAGACCTAGCATCTATTGAAACAAGAATTAATGAATTGTTAAATATAGCTCGTAACGGTATTAGCAATAACGAAAAAAACGTAGTTTTACCACCTAAACCGGTCGTAAAAAAACCAGCCCAAAATCCTGTACAACCACAACCTGAAGATGGTCATCAAAAATCAGACCGAAAGATTGAACCAATTTCACAAGACGGAATACCGCAAATTCCAGCACCAGCTGTTACCGGGCCGAGTCAGGGTATTGTCAGGCGAGAACAACAACCAACTCTTGCACAAAGTGCCGTTAGAACAATGGGACAGACCGCAAACCACGCCACAATGGGACTGAACGACAAAATTGCCACCAATAGAAGAACCACACAAAACGCCAAAAAGGCCATTGACAAGGCAGTTAGAGATGGTTCTATGACAAAGGACCAGGCAAAAGCCGACAAACGACTAGTTAAAGGAGCAGAAAAGGCTTTAAGGACCGGAAAACCATTAAAGGAAGAGGCATTTAAGAAACTGGTCAAACAAATAATAGCAGAAAATTTAAACAAATAAAATAAAACCGGGTTATTCGCCCGGTTTTTCTTTTACATATAACGTACAGCAACAACAATCTTCTTCTCTATAAGCCTTGCAAGGACAAATATCATCGTCTGTTCCAACATATTTATTATGGCAAGGGCAATGTCCGTCATTTCTTGCTAATCCCTTCATTATACCATTAACAACTTTATCATTTTCGTTAAGTTTCCATCCTTCTTTTCTTAAAATCTTAAAACAGCCTAAATTCATATTTAAAATATTTAAAAAATGGGGTCCTTTTTGAACCCCATTCATTATTTTTTATTCACTATCTCTTTTAGGATTTTATTAGTCATCCTGCGTAAATCATTGCCGCTAAGTTTAACGGTCTTCGCTTCATTTACTTGCTGCTGTTGCTGGGCATATTGCTGAAGTTCTTGTACCAGTTTTGCCCAATCAACTTTTAGCATATCATATTCCGTGCGGTAGCCCATGTCATACAGCCAGTCAAAATCCAAGTTATTATACATTTGAGGATAGTTTTCCTGTACAAAGGTGTCAAAGGCATCAATGATATCTGTATTGTCAAGTTCATCAAGTATATCCTGGTTTAAAAGTTTTTGTTTATCTTCAGGTGTCAGCATTCTCTGGAAATCATAACCATCGATACTCCTTATCCCACTGTCAATAGTAAAGAATGGGTCTTTCGGGTCATATTCGCTATCTTCTCCAATAATGGAAAAGACAATGAAAGACGGGGAATATCCTTGAAGCGCCTGGTCAAGCCCACGCTCGTCATTCTGGAATACCATATCAGAAGCGTACTTTTTCCCTTGATTGTATGCAGCTAAAACATATTGTGCGAGCCTATCATTTCTTCCGTAATCTAACTCATTAAGGACACGGTCAAGAAGGCACTGTTCTTTCGTAACCATAATAAAATATTTTATTATAAATAGTTATTTTTTGTTAAATCAGCCAAAAACTTCTCACAAATCTTGCTCTTCCTTTCATGTTTCTTCTGCAATAAAGGCAACTCCCTATCTGTTTCATCTGGTTTTTTAAAGCCGATTTTTTTTATTTCGCCGATTGGGTCTTCCAGGTCAAGTATATAAAAATAACTTGCATTTGAGCCATATTCATCACATATTTCTTTTTCGGCTTTAATTCTCGCATAAACGGCTTCCTCAAAACTGTCATAGTTGCCAAGATAAATTGTCCGGTATTTTGTCATTATTCTTGCAGTCCATTTTTCGTTTTCCCTTAGCCATGAAACTCCGCAAACATGGTTTTCTTTCCTTATGTTTTTCATATTGTCCTTATGGTGGCAGACACGGAGATTTGCACACCTATTGTCTAAAGAGTTTCCGTTAATGTGGTCTACACATTGGTCTAACGTATAGTTGGTGTCATTGAACCCGCGCAAAAATCTATGTAAAAATAGTTTTTGACCGCCAGGGAGACTTATCATGGCATATTTCTTTTTGGCCGCTGTACGCATATATATTTTATATTTTTCAACAAGATTTTTCTTGTCTAAATCTATTAATGTTCGTCCTACCTCTTCGAAATTTTTATTAACCATTATACATTCACAATATCCCTCCTCCACGTGGTCAATGTACTGGTTCCTATCGAAAATCGTATGCTCCAAAATTTTTCCATGTCTAACCATTTGTAAATAATGCTTCTTGCAATAGTCCTTGCCGTCAGTCCACGTACATCTCCCCTTTTCGCCACAAATACAGCATTCTCCAACCCTATTCCTTTCTCTTTCCTTTGGTAAAATTTCTCCATACTTTTCAATTTGCGATGCATGTTTTGAGCAATATATTTTACCCTTAATTTTTTTAAAAGATGTGCTGTGTTCTCCGTATTTTTCCCCGCACACGCAGCAAGTCCATTCAGTTTTATCAATCTTTGGTCTTCCCATTTTTGTCTTATTTTGTTTCTATATATAAATAGTATAAAAAGACAAAAAAAACAAGAACAACAAAAAAAATTGGGCTGAAAAACCCAATTTTTAAAAATTATCTTTATGGTAAAATCTTTTCTTTGCTTCTATCTGTCTAGGCTCACCAAAAGAAGAAATACGTTTTAGATACCCGATAACTCTTGTCAAATAGTCCAGGTTTGTGCTTCCGCAATGAGGACATTTGTCTAACGTATGTTTTGAAATATATCCGCAATCGTTGCAAACTGTATTTCTAACATTGAATGTAAAATAATTACAACCCTTATCTGCAGCAGCACTTAAAAGTTGTCGATACTGTTCTTTGGACAAATGCTCTTGAAGATTGCAATGGAAAGCACTTCCGCCATCAAGATATTTAACATATTCTTTTCCGTGGAGCTCCATTTTCTGTAATACGCTTAGCCGGTTATCCTCTGGGTTATAAAAATATGAACTGTAAAGGTTTCTGTTAGGGCTTACCCAATAGCCATCTTTCTGGTCCCACTTGTAATTCTTTGCCGCAAGATTTTCCGAAGGCGTAAATTCAGTGTTAAACATACATTCTCTTGTCTTGTCCTTACGATTCTCAATGTTAATGGTTTCAAGAATGTTGTTAACGAATTCCTTATACTCGTCATTTACGCCAACTTTTATTCCAAGAAATTCAGCCGCATCAGTTATTCCATTGACTCCAACAGTAAGGTATTGTTTCCTCATATCAATGAAACCAGCATTGTATACATCAAGCATACCTGCCTTGAGGAAGTCCTTGATTGTTTCGTTGAAAGCTGTCTGGTACTTGTGAATCCTGGATGTCTGCTCCCTGATGTCTTCACGGATATACTCATAAAGTTTATCCTTATCATACTTAACGCCGTTTTCTGGAATGTTCTTCCTGTCTTCAAGTGTGGTATCAAGTTCATCAACAAAATATCTCCTTGTTGCGTTCTGGACAATTCTCGGAAGGTTCATTGACATAACAGACTTGGAACCGGTAGATACAGATGCTGTTCCCATTGAATACTGGTGTGTTGTGTGGTTATGGTCCTCGTCAGCATTGTCAAGGTCTTTCAGTGAGTTGCGAAGCCTGCAGCAAGATGATAAGCTGTCCGGACTATCAGAAAGATAACAGAAGAAACTATGACCTTCAGACCACATCTTTGCAGTAAAATCTGCATAGTCTTTATCCACAAAATCATTGCCTCCATCTGTAAGGAGCGCCATTGTCTCAACAGGGAATGTAAGGATATACTTCTCACGCTCTTTATTGAACCACTGCATGAAGTGCTTCTGAAGCCATGAAAGGGTCTCCCATTTAGGCTTAGAGCCGTCAGGGAAGCGGAAATCACCAAAAACACCATCAAAATACGGCTTATCAAAATAAGAAATATTCCAGAACACCGTTTGGTAGCCCCTATTTCCAGCCGGCATATTCATTGAATGCACGACCTGTTGAAATGCGTTATCTATTACTTTTACAAGCGTTCTTTTCTTTGCTGTCAAATCAACAACGTCATTAAGGTGTTCAAGATAATCCTCACCATAGTCCTTACGGATAAAATAATCCATATACATAAGAAACTCAGGCGTTGCAACGGCGCCCATAAACTGTGAGGATACTGAATAAACTAGATTTATGAATTCCCCACAGAAAGATTTAAGGTCTGTTGGTGCAACTGAGACACCGCCAAGCTTTTTAAGACCATCAACAAGGAAAGGATACATTGTGATTGCAACACAATATGGATAACCTGGAGTTCCACTTTCATCGTGCTTATACAGAACGTGAGAAGCAAGGTCTTCCAAATATTGCTCGGCAAGCCTCTTTGAGTACATTTTGCGAATTTTATCGGTTAATATGTACCGATTCTGTTTAATATTGTTCTCCTTGTACAACTCCTGACCAAGTGTAACAATATTTTTATTCGTTACATTTGCATTTGAATCAAACTTTGAGCCAGTTGCGGCATTTGAGGCCTCAATATACTCCTTGATAAAGTCCTGTTTTTTCCTAAGGTCCTTATTATCATCATTGTTTTCAATATAAGCCTTGGCAACTCTCTTGTTTATTGACATAAGGGCCTCTTCAACCTGCCGGCGAATTTCTGATGTTGCCATACCCTCATAAACAAAAAGGCCGTTAACAATGCTTTCGAGAATTACATCTTCGCATTTCTCCCCTGCAGTCTTATACGCCTCACAGATTCCATTCTTCACTTTGTCACGGCTAAACTCTTCTCGTGTGTTATCACTTTTTCTTACTTCCATAAAATTTCTTTCGTTTATATTTTTATCTATCTTTTTTAATGGGTGGGTAAAGATAAATATTTTCTATTTAGGTATTAAAAACAAAAAATTTCTTGCCAATACGGAAGTCATTGTGTATCAGCAAGAAAAATTTTTTAAAAAATTATAGGGAGTATTTTGACTATTTAAAGTCAATAATATTACTTTCCCCATCATCGCTAATTGTCTGGCCTGTAATGACTTCTCCGGTATCTTTATCGACTACTCCGACCCCATTTACAACCTCTTTTTGGTTATGGGTGTATTCGTAGGCCCTTCTGTAAATCTCAGCAACACCATTCTTGTAATTCTGTTCCTTTAACCTTTCGGCTTCGTCGGTCCATTTCTTTTCAGAATTGTCAAACTCTTCAACCTCATCACAAGAAATAGTGCTTGTTCCATTGTCAAACCGTATATTGTGGAAAACCGTACCAGATTTACCAGACCTGTTCTTTAAAACAGCCAATGTTGCTCGGCTGTTATCGATATCTTCAAGAGACCTGGCAATTGAAATAACTACATGAGCTGCCTGAACCTTAATGATAGAGCCACCAGCCTGATTCATTGTGACAACATCTGGGCTTGTGATACTATCCTTATTGCCTTGTGTCGGTACCCATATTGCTATATCAAGTTCCTTTGCAAGATTTTCAATCTTTCGAATGGTATCTCCCTGGCGTTTCCACTCAGAATCACTGCTATATCCAGTTTTTTCGGCCAAAAGGCATTCAAAATAATCAATGATTACAAGGTCGGGTTTCCATCCGGTATTTATCAGTCTCTTAATGAATATACCTATATCAGTTGCAGACTTTGTGTGTGCTAAAAAAGGTTTCAGCTTCAAATTCTTCTGAAGCATTTCCTTTCCTGGATAGTTGTCAAGAGTATTCCTGATTTCGGCTATCTGAGCCTGGCTTTTGGTTAGATTCCTTGCCTCAACACCTGTAATCTTCGAAAAATGCTTACGGGCAATATCTACATCATCATCTTCAAAATATATCTGCAAGACCTTAAACCCCTCATTGTTATTAAGGTCGCATTTATAGGTTGCAGCATATGAAGCGATACATGTTGAAAACGTACTCTTACCGAAGCCGGCAGAACCAATAATCAAACCTATCTTTTTCTTTTCCAGACCACCATTTAGAGCTTCATCAAGTTTGCTGATTCCCGTAGGGATAGGTACTTTGAATTCTTGGGACAATGCCTTATCTTCGAGGTCATACGGAGAAAAACCAAATTCATCCTCTTGTCCGGCTAAGGATGCGTCATCAAGCAGTTTTTGGCATTCATCATAACGGTCAATATCTCCCTTTCCTGCAATTTCAAGTATCTTATTGGCAACTTTAATAAGGTTTTGCTGCTTAAAAAACTTTAATGCGGTATCTTTTACGAGAGTATATCCTTCAAGAGAGGTTTTAAAATGGAGCTTATCTATAAGGTCCGTCCATTCCTGCAATTCGTTCGTAGTCTTAGCCCTGGATTTAAGCGCGGTCCCCATTGTTTCATATGAGGGGACCACGCTTTCTTTGTAATAATAATCCTTTAGGGTTCCGACAAACGTACGCAACAGACTATCTGTGAATGCGTTCTGGTCGACTATGGTAGATATTTCGCTGAAAAAATGGGGTTCCTCAATAAAGCACTTAGCCAATTTATACTGGAACTCTATGTCCAAGTAGCCAAGTGTGCTTTTATCTATTGCTTTTCCCATGCTTCAACTAAATAACTTTTTTCGAAACTGCTTTATTGTTATAAACGTAGGTTTTACCTGTTGTCTCGTCCTTGTATTCATTAATGACCGTATAGGAGGAATCATCGCTATCGCTGCAAGTATAGCAAATATCCTTTACAAGCTTCCATACAAGGTCGCTACGTCCCTCTACCAACTTATAGAGAATATACTGCTCGAAACCGACACGATAAATGTCTTCCGGGTCAAGCTTACCTCTCTTGTTCGAAAGGTCGATTGAATTACGGACAAAACGAGGATAAACCCCAACCCAAGTAGCTGAACATACTTCACGTCCATAATCAAGGAACGCAAATTTATATGTTACATAGTCCTCGTCAGTCAAAGGCTCAGAAAATTCGCCATCCTCAAACTTGAAGTCGAGAGACACAAGGCCATCAACACCATTCCAGGCAAAATCGTGGTCCTTAACACTCTTAATCACAACGCCCTCACCACGAACAAGGGAATTGCGATTCTTTTCGCTTTCTATATACTTTTCAAACTCTTCCATCGTATTGAAGATTCTCGGTGTGAAAATCTCGAGATAGATGAGTGACTTGGACTTGAGGTCCCGGTCAATAGTATCGGCACAACCGCGAATTGTGTCCATAAGCTCATTTGATTTGAGCGAAATAGGATTGAAGTTGCCAATCCTGAAATAACGCTGGCAAATAATGTCTTCGCCAACAGTAAGTCTGAATTCAAATCGCTCCTTAAATGCAAGAGCCTGTTCAAACTGCTTTTTTACTTCTGCCATTCTTTTGCAAAAATTAAAGGTTAAACATAAAAACTATAATAAATATTGTGTGTTTCTTTATTGTAAATATACAAAAATAATGTTTCTAAACACAACTATTTTTTAACTTCTTTTTTAAAATTTTTAATTTCTTTATCAATTAATGGTTTATAAGGTTCAAAGAAAAAAGAAAATCTATCTGCGTCCGAAAGCTCATCAATTCCGTCTTCCTGCATATAAGAATAAAGGTTCTCAAAAGACCTTCCTTCCGGGTCCTGGACATTGTGCATCATCTGTTTGAGCTCTTCCTCTGCTTCCGGAGTTAGAAGCGGGTGTTCCAGATTTATTATCTTTTCGTTTATTTCATAAAAGTCGCCCGGATACTCTGTTCGAGAAACCCCATTAACGATGTTTTCCTGCCATTTTAAGGGTTTTTTCTTCTGGCTGATACGTTCTTCCACTTTTTCCTTTGCACGCTCTCTAACCTCGTTTATGGCCACAGGACGGGCAAGTATTTCTGGCATCAACTCAACTAATCTTGTTTCGGACACGCCGTCAATGTTTCCTATATTGTCAGACTTGTCGCCACAGAAAACTTTCTTCAAAACGACATTTTCATGTGGAAAGCCTTTAAGCTTGATAAAGTTTTCGTGCGAATAGAACTTCTTCTTGATGTTATTATACACACAGACTGTTTCACTTATCAGTTGAGTAAGGTCTTCGTCGGCACTCATGATAACCACCTTCTCATTCGGAAGCTTATGATGAACATAATATGATATAAGGTCATCTCCCTCGGTTTTTTCGTCAATCATCCACCTTATGAAGAGTTCGTTGAAATATTTGCATAAAAGGTCCCGCTCCCGGTCAAAATTCTCCTTCACTATTTTTTCTTCCGGTGTGAGTTCTTTTACCTTCTTTTCTTTCTTTTTATAAAAATGATTCTGCAATCGTTCAAGGTATGCATTATATTCCTTCATATAATCACTCAGATTGGAATGCTCCGCGTAGTTTTTATCCCTGTTCGCTTTGTATGGAGGATATATCTCGTAACGGAGAATGCCGGAATCGTGTGCGTCAAAGAATACATATATATAATCAAACTCCTTCTTCTGCATAATCATTCGGAGCTGAAGCAAGAACTGGAACACACCACCATAGTGTATTCCATTGGTATTCACCCTACTATCCTTGAAAGATTGGCGGAGAAGTGAACCTCCGTCGACGAGTAATGTATATATAGATTCAACACCAGCATCCGGGTGTGCTTCTTTTATCTGTTTTCTCACCGGTTGTCCCATATCGGTATTATACAAAAAATAAACGGGAAGAACAAATCCTCCCGTTTATCTTACTCCTTACCGAATTTATATGTATCAAAGAATTCTTCTCTACCGATACCATATATATCCTTATTGTTGGTTGGGTCCATAAGCAAGAAACCACCAGCCTTTATCGTCTGAGTATCACCACCCCACATTGGAGGCTGGAACTCAATCGTCTCCGGGAGTTCTGCAGCAAGCATTGGGCCTCCCTTCGGTTTAAATATACCAGGCTGGTCAGTTTCAACGTACTTCTTTGCAAGTACGGCTGGCTTCATAATCCATTGCTCTGGCCCGGCAAGGTTCTTTACAACAAAATCACCTTCTTCTGCAACCCTTGGCGTTGTTTCCTCGGTTCCGTCAGCTAAAATTGTTTGAACCTTCTCCCCGGCTTTGGCTGGCCTTACCTGAATATTCTTGAACTTGAAACATGGCTTCCAGTCAAACTCGTTTTCCTGGACATATTGTTCAATGTTTTCAATCCGTTTGACACCCATAGGACCTTCCATTGATTCAACAAGCTGTTTCATTCTTGCTAATCTTTTCTCAAAAATAGTTGCTCTTGCCATATTACATATTTCTATATAAATAGATTATTCGTCAAAGTTGTCCTCTTCCTCAAAGGAAACATTGGTGGTATCAGCAGCTTTGATTTCCTCATTTCCAAGAGCCTCTGCCATCCTTGCCATAATCTCAGGAATGTAGGTCTTCTTGTAGTTGTCAAGTTCCTTCTCACTACAGAGTCCGTTATGTACGCAGCAGATTGTTCCGGCATATGTTACATTGAACGGTGTCGGCAGCTGGTTCTTGGCTATTGAAATCTTGCTAACCACGCCATACTGATAGTCATTACCCTTGTATGTAGCCTTGAGTCTCTTTGTTCCGGCCTTTGCAACACCACCGACGTGCAGCAGAAGTCTCATTGCATAGAAGAATGACTTACCACCCTTGTTTTCAATTGAAGCGGCTCCACCAACTGAATTCATTGAATCAAGCCAAATCTTATTCACAACAAAGAAAGTGTTCGTATATTGCGAGCTTTGAGACCTTGAGCCAGGAATTCTTGCGTTGATTATATTGTTGAAGGCCACAGAAAGGGCACCGGCATCAAACATATTGTTTCCTGCCTTGCTGGTGTAGGATTTCCAAGAGCCGATACTACCAACGGAATCCCAGACAAAAAGAAGCGGCATAGGAAGTTCGCCAGCCTCTTGCTTGTCAATAAGGTCGTTTATTATATAGGCAATGTCCTCAATGACAGCAACGGTTCTCTTTGTTGATTTCTTGGTTCCGGTTGAATAATCCATATCCCCACAATAATCACAGATTGCTGCGTTATTGAAAAGAATGAAATTACCCTCATAATCAACAACCTTTTCTTCACCGGTCTCTTCATCTACGCCCATAACTGGACTTGCTTCCATACCGCAGTCAATCGCATATTTGAAATCAAAATTACCCTCGGTCTCAAAAATGATTGGAAGGATACCCTGCTTCTGTGCTGCCGCTATAAGACTGTTTTTGATGGTGGATTTACCTGTATCAGACCAGCCACGTACCCCACTCATATAACCTGCGGGAATACCAGGAATGTGTAATGCGTCCTGGAAAGCCTTCGGCATTATTATCCACTCCATCGGCTTGTCTGCAACCGGAGCACTGGATATTTTCTTTTTAAATTCACTTATATCAAATTTCTTGATTTCCTTTTTCTTTAATGGTTGTGCCATACTAAGTTTTCATATTATCATTTATTTTCTTTAAGAGTATCTAATGCCTCTTTTACCTTTTCAGTGAGGCCTTCAATTCTTTTCTTTGTCTCCTCATACTGTTCTTCGGGAATAAGAACCGGATTTATACATTCAACCCTTGTTTCAGAATCTCGTGTAGGGATAATCAGTCTAATTACAGATTCATCAAAAACCGTTGCATATGCTATTGATTTAAGGTATTCAATAACATCCACCCTATTTACATTTCGCACATCAGCATAGATAATAATAAAAAGTTTATCTTTGTCTAGCATATATCATCCGTTTATCATTTTATTTACCTGTACTACCAAACCCCTTATTACCTCTTTCGGTTTCGTCAAGTTCTTCAACCTCTTCCCAATCAGCCCTTTCATATTTAGAAATAACAAGCTGAGCTATTCTTTCTCCGTTGTTGATTATAAATGGCTCATTGGAAAGATTGACAAGGATTACACAAATGTTTCCACGGTAGTCAGCATCTATTGTGCCAGGGGTATTTAGTACCGTGATTCCGTGCTTTGCTGCAAGTCCGCTTCTAGGCCTTACCTGAGCTTCGCAGCCGGGCGGAAGGGCAATCGCCAGGTCGGTCTTAATCATTTTCCTCTCTAAGCTTCGAAGTGTCACCGGCTCGTCTAAAACCGCGTGAAGGTCAAGCCCTGCTGATTGCTCCGTGGCGTATTGTGGTAGTACAGCATTTTCACTGAGCCTTTTAATTTTAACTTTCATCTTCGTTGTCTGTCTGCTTGTTAATTATGCTTTCAAACGATTCTTTTATCGTCACATATTTTATTTCGCTATTTCTGTACAGCAGTTCGACTTCTGTAATACTATCCTCCAACTTTAAATAACCAGCAGTCTTATTTATCACAGGGTTAAAAGCATCGCATATAATAGGATAAATTTTGGCGAAATCCACCGTAAAAAGTGGTGTTTCTGATATCTCCATTACTTTAAAAACTAACTCCGACCCATCTTTTTTAAAAACATCTCCGACTTTCAAATCTTTTACGTTAATCAACATAATCTTTTTCTGTTTTATACATCTTATTTCCCGTCCTTTCATAATAACATTTCCGGCACAATGCAAGATACCTGTCATCACCCCCGACTTCAACTTGTGCCCCGTCCGTTACAATGCTCCCGTCGCTGTCGATTCGTGCGTTAAACATTGTCTTTGTGTCGCACGAACAGCTCGACTTTATTTCAATGATATCGTCAGCGACTTCAAACAGTCTGCGTGAGCCTGGGAATAAATGCGTTTGAAAATCAGTTCTAAGTCCGAAACACATTACACTTATGCCTAAAGTATCAGTAATTGCTGCCAATTGGTCGACTTGTTCCGGAGTCAAAAATTGGGCTTCATCAACAAGTATCCACTTCACTTTCGGATTGAAAAACATTTCATCTTTTTGGCAGACATTTCTTACCAAATCATAAAGATTCAGGTCCGTGGAGATGCTTGTGCAAGGTTTATTACCTAAGGCTCTCGAATATATTACGCCATTACCGTCCCTTGTATCAATTTCACTCTTAAAAATAACATATGGGATTTTTCTCTCTTCAAAATTATAAGCCGTTGCTAATAACTGAAGCGACTTTCCGCTACCCATACAACCATAATAAAAATATAGTTTTTTCCTTTGTGACATATATTCTATCATAGAAAAGTTATCCCAGATTTTTGGTCCGGGATAACATTATTTTTAGAACGGGATGTCTTCGTCGTCCTTCATAATTAAAGAACTAGTAAAGTCCTTGGATTGAGGCTTTGCTTCCTGTACCGAAGATTGTGTCTCTTCCACAATACCTGCGGCTGATGCGGCTTTTTCAATCTCAGCGTCAGCTTTCTCTACACGTTCAGCCTGCTCTTTCTTTTTGGCGTCGATTTCTTCCTTATCAACCCATTTACCCTGCTCTCTGTCGTACCAAGGAATTTTCATCTGACTGATAAGAGAAAGGTATTCGTAAGGCTTGGTTGAGAAGACGTCCTGCCATTTCTTTTCATCGTAAATCCACTTCCTCATCTGCTCTTCGTCCTCAGAAAGAGGTGTGCTAAGCGAAGCATCAAGGATTTGCGGTGCGGCATTGCCTTCTGTAATAGTGATGTTTAGGTCACGACCATTGTAAATGTCAAGGATATTCAAAACCTGTCCGGCACGCTCGCCCTCTTCCTTCCTCATGTTGTAAAGATTGATGATTGCATTGTACGGGTCGGTCTTGTCTCTCCTCAAGTTAAACTTCCAGAACTTAACACCCTCATCTTCTTTTCCGCGTTCGATACAACGTACGATGACAGCCTCATTACTCTTGTTTGCAATTGAGATGTCCTGGAAATTCTTCTTTTTGATGGGGTCTGTTTCCTTTAAGGATTCTTGATATGCGCTCTGATTTAACTCGCAGAAAGGACACTTATTACCATATGTTTCATGGTCTATATCCTTGTTTTTAGAAAGGCAGATGTAAGACTTGTAACCGCTCTTGGAAACATCCTTGGGAACATGTACATTATGCATATGCACTTTTACAAAAGGATTTCCGGTTTCAAGGTCCATTGGGAGAAGACGAATTGTAAGAGTCTTTTGTGTTTCCCCGCTCTTTTCGTCTAAACGAACATTAAGATAATTCTTTTCGTTGAAAGTGTTCGTCTTGGTGTAGCCATTGTTTGAACTATTGTTATTGACTACAATAGATTCTGGTGTAATGTTTGGTAAATTAATTAAGTTACCCATTTTTTAAAAAATTTTGTTAAAATTATTATTGTGTATAAACTATAAATCGTACTCTTAAGGTACGAAAAATTATCGTAAAAAACAAAAAAGGTACAAGATTTCTCCTGTACCTATAAATAGTTCATATGTGACGTTTTTTTAAAGACCAAGCAAAGTTTTTAGGGTAGAATTTTCATTGTCCCTTAAAGTTTTGGCGATGCTTGAATAATCAGTAGCATTACGTACGTCGTCTCTTGTTATCGTATATCTCGGCTCGCCAACGCCGTTCTGGTCATCTTCCGGGCTGTAATTTTCCGGGGCGTCGTTGGCCATATACTCTTCTGGTGTTTCCTGGAACGGTTTAGACTGGAGAGAGCGCATAGAAAGTTTTTCAACTGATGTGGGGTTCCTCTTCTCAAACTCAGACTGAAGGTTTTCCATGAATTCAGCATTTGATTTCAATTCTCCCTGAAACTCACTGAACTTTTCAAGAAAACTTTCAAACTTGTCGGTAAGCTTGCTGATTGCGTCTTCGTTCCTTTTTTGACCATCAACCAGTTCGTCGACGTCAATAACTTCCTCATCTTCACCACCTTCTTGCTCTTGGTCCGGGGTGGCCTCGTCAAAACTCTCTTGTGCTGTTGCCGGAACTTCAGCTGCATCTGGCTGTGGGTTAAAACCGGGCACTCCTTGTGCAGCGTTTGGGTCAGCACCAGGCATTGCACCACCAGCAGCCATAGGGTCTCCGGCAGCGTTTGGGTCAGCACCAGGCATAGCGCCACCAGCAGTCATAGGGTCTCCGGCAGCCATTGGGTCGGCACCAGGCATAGCGCCAGCACCGGTCATAGGGCCAGCCATTCCGGTTGCATCATCCAAGCCATCGCCGTTACCATCGACTTCCTCTAAAGCATTATTATTTCCGGCAATGTACTCCATTATGTAATTAAAACGCTTTGCCTCTTTGAGCAAGCCTTTTTCTTCTAAAAATTTCTTGTCCATATTAGTCGTTAAGAACTTGCCTGTTATCTTCTGTCAAAACAATCTTTGAACTTTCGGTTCTTTCAATAAGGCCCTTGTCTTTTTTGACAACCTTTACATGATTAGCCGCCTTCATATTGTTCATGATTTCTTCGGCTTTATTAACTCTTTCGTCCATAGCCTTTTCATTTTTCTTTGGGTTATTATTTTCTACAGAGGCTTTTTCTTCGGTTATTTCAACTGTATTTTCAAGCCTCGGAGGAGTATTCTTTCTCTTATATTTTGTAACTTGCTTAAAAGTCATATGCCTATTTTTTCTATAAATAGTATTATTTTAGCAAAAACACGAAAACAAGGTATTTACGAGTACAAATAGGGAAGAATATATGAACGTCCCCTTGCTTTGAACCTTATTTCTTTGGATATTTCATCGTTATTCTTTAAAAGATTGATAGTCGGACTGTTATAAATCGCCGAGAATATCTTCTTTTTCATTGTCTCGTCAAGATAATCACAATCCCTGAGAGAAAGCCCAACAACTTTGTCAGTTCCGTCATAATAAATATAAAACATATCACCGGTAATATATATCGTCTTTTTGGCGTTTGATTCCAGGGATGTTAAGAACGAGTTAAACTTATCTTCTTTGGTTAAAAAGACATCATAAAACACGTAATCGAGGCCTTCAATAAACTTTTTGAAAGCCAAGTCTTGAAATTTTTTAACGTTTGCTTCGTACTTGTCCCTTCTTTCGTATTTCCCATATGTCCAATATACATTATCTGATGCCTCCCATTCAATTATTGACGAATCTGGATATAGTTCTTTCGTCTTGTCCCACCCAACGATAAGAGTAGGAATGCCCGGGATGAGGAATTCCGCATCCCGGACAACATTATACAACTCAGCACCCTCAAATGGCTCTTCAGTCAATATGTTAGCGATATATTTCATTATCAAAAGATTTAAATCCAAGATAATGGTACATTTTTTTTCTTATAAAAACAAATCAATCTGGCAACTCTTGATATCTGATTTTTCCGTTATCAGGAAATTTACCGGTTTTCCCGCTTCTTTTGCTTTTCTGATGAAATTAAACACTTCTTTGTATATGTTCTTTTTCTCTAACATATCGAATTGTTTGAAAGAATCTTCCGGATTAGCCGGGGGATACATCATTATCGGTGATATACCGCCGAGGCTTATACTGTCAAAATTGTAAAAATCAGTACTTCCGGTATCCATAAACCGTTCAGGTGAGAGCGCACCAATAATAAGTTCGCTATATCTAGGCTCCAACTTAGTTTCAGTAATCAACATATGTTTTCCTTCCGTAAATTTGTAAAAGGTATCATTCCTACCTCGATACTCCTTCCCAGGCAACGGGTCTCCGATACTTACTATAGAAAATCTGCCCGAAGGAAGATGATACGGGCTGTCTCCGGGAGTGAAGTTTTCTATCTTTCCATCCGGCGTACCCATATGTTCTATGTCCCCAAACGTTGGTTCGAGTGTTTGGGCTATGTTCTGGACATACTCAGGCGTTCCGTCACCATAATTAACCAGAACCGTCAGCGACCCATTAATCCAGTTTGCATCCGTTGTTATACTTTCTCTATCTAAGATAAAAGTGACCGCTGTAACTTGTTCGATATCAATTTTATCCAATTCACCAGCACTAGAATCAAAATTTTCTTCATTCCCTGTACCAATATGGGTTTCCTCTTGGCTATATGCGGTTTGTTTAGCTGCACTATTTGCAGGAACTTCCATTGAATCATCCTTGAACGGTGTTGCAGGACGGGCTTGTCTCACTCCAGTAAAAACAGTTTCCATACCACGTGTTGTAATATCGTGACGAACACTGGTGATTAAATAAGCCCCTTTCCACATAGGTATATTGTTTAATTGGAAATACATAAGCGGTGTTATTTGCGCATCACCCATCATTGTGACCGTACAGCTATACGAATAATTGGAATAGACACTATACAAGTCTTGACCAACCATTGTGGTTTCTCTTGGACCACGATTACTTTGATAGGAAATCATAAGTTCATTTCTAATTGAAAAATCCGTAACCTGGTGGTCATCCATTGATAATCTTATGTCTTTAAAAAAGGATTGATTTTGTTTTGCAAATGTTACGCCAAAACTGGGTACAATGAATCCATCTCCGGCAGCGTCAGAAAACATCGGTTGCGGAACAATTTCACCCCAAGTGTTTGCAATATCAAAACCATCAGACTTATATCCCATTTTACCCTTGTCGTCCGGAACATTAAGTACGGCAGACTTTTGACTGGTTGATAGCACAATAAAGCTTGTTTCGATTGCATCACTCTTCACGGCTTCGTTATAAGTAAAAGCTTTAAAAACGTCACCGATTGAATTTTGCCCTTCTGTATAGGTCTTGGCTAATCCTAACATGGTAGGCAAAGTTAAAAGAGAGCAATTACCAAACTGAGCTGTCTTACTTAGAATTTTTATAATTGAACAAGATGCAAGGTTTTCAGCATCCGATTTTTCAGTGAATGCTCCCATGCCGCAAATATTCTCAATAAAATTAGTTAAATTCGGCCTGACCTTCATACTGGTGTCGTGATAAAACTCATCAACATAGAAGAATTTGAGGAAGTCACTTTTTATTGGCTTAGTGCTCATTTTTTCAGGAATACAACTAAAGTTCCAACACTCACGCCTTCTGTTGCACAACCATCTATCGTACATACTCTTTAATGCAATATAGCAGGCAAGTTTTAAATCTCTACTCCTGTAATATTCATCCTTTTGTCCCTTATCTTCTGGTTGTCCAGAACTATCGACAAACGTACCTTCATTTATTTTGTCAATTGATATCTTGTTGGCGTCTTTCAAACCATTAACAAAAGCCGAAAGTGCAACAGAAATCGCATTACTCGGTACCGTAAGGTCTATGTTTTGGATATCTAGGCATGAAAAATCAATGATTGTGTCAAAACCGGTATAAAACTTAACGAATGAACGATAAAATTTAAGATATTCTGCCGGAGCACTATCCTCACCGCCAGGTTTTTCACGCATAAATACATTTGTCCTAATCTTTCTGTCGTTTGTTTTTCCTAAACGCCCATCTTTATCCACGTTATAGAAGATATTAAGAGACGTAGAATTTGCAAACGTACCTGCAAACTCAGCTGTTACTGCTGAGGCACAAGATTCTGGTGACAATAATTGTTTTGTGTTTTCAGAAGTTTCCCATAATCCGAACATCTGCTCAATTTTCGAAAAACTTACAACCGGTGAAGGCACATCTATATGTACATATGATGTTGCAGTAACCGTAGGAATTACTACATGCGGATTCTTTTCTGGAGAAACCCCATCAGCCCACTTTAAGAAATAATCCATAAGAATTTGTTTTCTTCCTCTAGACGCGTTCTTTGGGGGATTTTTGTAAAATTCAAGTGCGACTTTCCTACCAAAGCATGGGTCATTTTTCTCAATATCGTTAAGAACATTGTTTGTCACCCCATTTATAGTGTATTCATACGTAATCGGGTCATTTTCAAATTCCACTATCGGAGCGTCAGCCTCACCAGTCGTAATAATGCCTTCGTTTCTCCAATAATAAGCACCTTCCCTCAAAAGCATCAAGGTAGGATAATCCCCGTTTTCGGTCATGTCAGGCAAAAAATATTTTTTATCTTCACCGAAGGGAATACCCATTAGGAACAAATAAGCTCTTGCCTCTGGACAGGTTTGTGCATAGTACAGTGGGTCCATGAATATGTTTGTCACACCGGCACTGGTTTTCCTGCTGGATGGCAGTGATATATAGCCGTCTATTCTTCCGGAATACAGATTCTTAAAGGATATTTTGCTATTTTCTTCAGTTGATTTCGTATTTTTAAAAGTACCATCTTCAAAAGTAACACCAGATATATCTTTCGGTAATTTACCATAATTAGGAAACAATCTAGCTGCACTTGAAAAATCACCAGATGTATATTTGTTCAAGGTTGTCTCGAGCCTTTTACCGCCGGAATAAAGTCTGCAAGTAAATGAATTATTCATAATTGTCCTATATGGACTGATTACCAAGAATTTATCAATATTCTTGCCGAGTTTTGCATCCTTTGAATAGTTTTCAAGAACTGATGGTGCAAATATTCCGACCGGAAGGTAATTACACAATAAGTTTCCATCCTTGTCATATCTAGGGATTCCGTTATAAACCAAATCCCCAGAAGTTCCTCTGCTCTTAAGAATTGGTTTTTCTCCACTGATGTAATTTCTTAATAAAATGGCACCTTCGTTCGGCAACTTATTAAGTCCCTGCAAAAACGCCTTAGTTGGTTTCATATTCAACATTTGGAAAGCACGTTCAATGTTGCCGACTTCAATGTCAGCAATAAGTTTTGCTTTTTTTGTAAAGTTGGCCGTGCTGGTACTTGAGCCATTCTCATCACCGTCGGAAATTGGACCGGTGTAGCTTCCATTCATCATTGCATAAAAACACCTGTATAAGAAGATATCTAAGACAAGTTTTGCTGATTTTTCGTCCTGGAGATTTTTTTCATTGAGAACGTCAAGATATGGATTACCACTATCACGTATTATGTCGTAATAATTTGTTGGTACTAAATCGCCCTCCCTTTCTATCACATTGTCTTTTGGGGTTACCGATTCGATACTTCTTCTTTCTAAGGATGTTGCGTTTATTATTGCTTCAACAAGTTTTACCTCATCTAGCTTATCTCCGCCGTTTAGTTCCCCTGGCCAGACCATTACAACCTTCTTGTCTTCAGAATCTTTTACTGTTTCTTCTTTATAAAACATTGTGAATGGGGGTAGTTTTCCACCATTACTTGATTCACTTTTCAGTGAATTTTCATTAACGTCGGTAGTTATACTATCTCCGCACAGCTTTTTATATTTTCTTGAATCATCCGTACTTGATTGTATGCTTTGTCTTATCCTGTCTAGTGTATTGTAGAAACAGGACATAAAGGTATCAATATGTGCAAAAACCATATTGTATAGGTTCTTGATTGTTGGGTCAAAATCTACAGATTCAATAATTTTTTGCTCGCGTTCTTTATCTAATTTCCTTGTAAGTTCATCAAGCTCTTTATTAAGTCTGTTAAGTTTATCTACAATACCGTTCTTAAAGTTCAAATTATGAAATTGGAAAGCCTTTATTGACCATTCTTTTTCAGCCGATTTCTTATGCATCGGGGCCATCGCGTCGTCACTATCAAACTTTCTAATGAGTTCTGTTATCAAATCGTTGAAGTCTGATTTATTGTTTTTCCCGAAAGATGACTTGTCTGAATCAAACACAAGTACCGGCTTATCCTTCGTTTTTTCTTCTTTATGAAAAGTCAAAACAACAATGTGCCTTCCTAATACACTTCTTATTTCTTCATCAGTATATATCGAGCTTCCGGTTTCTGTTGTATTTTTTTTCTTGCGTATATCTTCTATGTCCAGCAAAAAATCATCAAAAATTTCTTTTGATGTAATTTTTTCGTCTTTATAATTTTCAGTAGTACCAACAAACTTATTGTATTCTTGTAAATTAGTTGAGAAAGTTAAAAAATCTTCAAAAATCTTTCTGTTATTTTCATTTGAATTTTCTATTGGTAAGTAAAAATATCCAGGTCGTTCTTGTCCAGTATTAACCTTTGACCAAGACCACCAGTTCGAATTTTTCGAAGACATTGGGTAACGGAACAAGATGTTCTGACTGAGCTCATCTAAAAGTTTTTTCAATTCAATTCTCCGTTTTCCATCCGGTGAGACTTCCAGCTCCTTCTTAACCTTTTCACCAGCATTCTGCACAGCCGTACGTAATTCAGGGAACGTATACATTGTTTTAGCTGTCGTGGTTTTTTCTGAAACGTAACAAAAATCCCCGGTTTTCTTCTTTTCGTCCCAAGTGTTTTTACCGTAAAGATTTATATATGGTGCAACATAAGCGAACGGAAACGGAAGGTCACCGTACATCCCATACATATAACCAATGAAACTTGCATTAATTTCAAAACAGCCTATTGAAGAGTTAAAAGTAACATTGCATTTTAAAACGCTTAAATCATAAGTAACCTCCTTTCCATAAAAACCCTTCACGCTTAGTTTGAAAAGTGGATATGGAAAACTGAAAAAGGCTTTAAAAAAATCAGAATTTGTTGAAGCCCTATTTTTCCCTTGTATTGGGTTTGGATTTCCATTGTTGTAATATTCGTATTCCGCCGGCTGCATGAGTGATGCACCCCTTACGTCAATGAATTTAATATCAACAGTAGGATAAAACCAACTATCATATTTTATGGAAATAGACTCAATACCCAGACACTCCTTTGTGTTTGTCTCTGGGTTATTCATGCTGATATCGGTGAAATTAGTTGTAAGATAACTTTCTCCCCCTGCGGTCGTTCCATCCATAAATGATATTGTGCCGTTATCTGAAGAAAACTCAATAAAATTGTTGGCTATATCGCCACCGTCGTCAGTCATGCCGCAAGAATATCTATCCCCGTTTATTACACGGAGATTTACTGAAAAAGAATAGTCCTCATAAGGCTGAGGTATCCCATTCTGCACCTTGTTATCCTCGCTTGTTATAAAAAGACTGTTCGGCTCAATATATTCAATTCTTCCTAATTTCTTAACGTCGTTTTCAGCTGCCATTTAAAATTATTTATAAAGCTTCTTATATTCTTCAATGGAGGCTCTGTAATCCTGAATTGACTGGCTTAAAGGATATGGTATTCTTAACTTTGCCCCATCAGGTATTTCAAACTCAATAGAGCCATATTGTGGATTAGCCTGCATGATTAACCAGCCATAGTTACTATCATTATAATATTGGTAGGAAATAATATCAAGCCTTGACTCACCCTTGATATATGTTTCATAAAAATCCGTATCCTTTGGGGGTATGAATCCAAAAGGAACAATTGAAATTGCTCCGTCTTGCCTGAACTGTGAGTATCTGTCGTATGAAGCCATAAAATATATATTGTTTCTTATTTTTTATCACTTTCGGTATCTGACTTTCTAGTCCAAAACCTTCTTGCTTCGATTACATTAGCGCTGTCATCTTTATTTAATAATACTGGTGACCAGGTCATTGCCTCGTCATTTTCTGGAGTTACATAACTATCTCTGTAATCTGAACGCCTATCATATATTGAAGTATTAGCATAATAGTTAAACGATACGGCGTTCTGGAGTCTTGCGATAGGTCCAGAGATGTCACTTCCACCAAGGAACGTAAATGTAATATTAACATTTGCCATCATCGGTTGCAAACCTACACCCTCCGGATTGAGGTCCCACTGTATTCCGTTGTTATCGTAGTCTATGTTAATGCTCTGTATGCATATCTTTGTATTGAAAAAATCACCTATTCTCAATACACAGAACGGAGCCCTGCCAAAAGAGAGGTTTCCGGCACCATAAGCGCTTCCCATACCCAGGTCTGACGAAGAAATCGTTGGTCCTTGCCTCATGCATTGCTGTAAGAAAGTTAGCCTTGCATTGAAGCCTTCCGGTGTAATTGAATGAAAGGCTGGGTCAAAATAATCAACCTTATCAGAAATATACCTTTTGACCATGTCATCATTCTCATTTATCTGCTTGAAATATGCATACTCATTATCATAGGTATCATTTTCATAATCATCAGATTTACTAGTATCATAATACTCTTTTGTAGTTGTTTCCTCAGTACGAACAACTTTGATGTCTTCTTTATGAGGAATTTCTTCATATTCTTGTATTTCGGTTATATCCTTTTCCGCTGGTATAATTCTAAATGTCACGACAGCAGCTCTTGCGGCCTTAGGGCGGAAACCAGATTCGTCACCGATGTTAGTCCCCTGTATCTCTCCATTCCCATTGTGAGATATTTTATCCCTATTTTGGAAATCAAAACAGCTAAGACTTCTTATCCAACCCTCGATTACTGCAGCCCTGTTTTCAGCCAAAATGTCATTTGACCTTGCGTTGTCGGATACTTTAATATCTCCACCTTCACCGGTAACATCGGCAACAGCTAATGCTTTATCTTCTGAGCTATAACCGTGGGATGATGCATAACCCTGGATTTCTATCTCGTATCTTGATTTATTGTTCGTTGCGGCATTAAATTTCGTTACCACATCGTTAAGGTGCTTAAAGAAATTATATGCTGGAACTAACTGTTTTTCTTCCGCTGTTAAGCTGACCGTACTTTTTGCAGTTTCAAGTTTCTCGCTTGAAGTAAGACCGGTATTACCATTATTGAGGTATTCAACTATCCCATCCTGTTCCGGAATATCGTCACCCCAGAAATCACCATAAAACCCTGCGTTTAATCCGAAATCAACAGTGTCTTTATATCCTGTTTTTGTTTTAAGGATTTCATTATTAACCCTTGAATCAACAGGATAATACCAATATCTGGTTGAGTTCCCGTATTTACCTGGTGCAGAATCATAATATTTTCCGCCATATGTCATTCCTGTTGAATTAGAAACACCATCCGCATTACCATTAACTTCATAACCTACCTTTCCATCCTCTCTATCACCCTTCTCAAACATCTCTATAAGTCCAAGTTCATAATCTTTGGTATGTTTTTGGCTGTCTTTTGGTAGTCTATTTTTTAAAGTACCGGCATTATCGGCTTTTGAGACCTCTTGCCCCATAAAGTCTGCCGCAGAATAGTTGTTTGGATAATAAAAAATGCTATAAAACGTTATTGCAGCACCTTCTTTCCATTTTTCGTCCTCTTTTACTGTATCTGGGGTTTTTCCATCTGTTTCGGACGGTTCTGTCAATGTTTCTGCTACTTTTGTCTCGGTTACAGTTTCAAATGGTACCTTATATTCTTTCCTCGGGTTGAATTCGAGCGAGTCACAACCAGCAAAATAACGAAGAATTACCTCGTCTTTACTTAACGGAGAAGTTTTATTTGCTGTTTTACCCATTTTTCCACCCCTTGACCATTCGTTGATGATTGACGGATGGTCGATAAGGATTGTGAATGAAAGCGAGCCGGTCCTTTCTGAATTTACATAAGAATAAAGTTTTTCACCCCTCCCTATAAACTCATTTGGTGTCCAATCTGCATGCATTTGCTCAGAAAATTTAAGATTGTATGGGGGAAACCACATTATACGTCCGCCATTAGGACCTCTTTGTTCTGGAGTAAGAGTCATTCCATAGCCATTAGCTACACCGGTACTCCTTGATATAGTTCCACCTGTTGCCGTTGTTACGTTCCCGTTTTTTACAGTTGCCGGTGCTAAACTTTTGGTTTCGGTGTTTTTGCCACTCTCGTCTTTACTTTTTCGAATCAGCGTACTATCTGGAATAATATCCTTCCAGGCAAGATTTTCGATAGAAAACATGCATCTCTTTATCGAATCTTCCTCCATTTTGTCCCTGTCATTAACGTAGTAAGGAGTAAAGACCGGCCTACCATTTTCTGCGTCAAGAGACGAGTACTTCCTTAAACGTTCATAACCCTTATTTGGACGCATTAATTGGTCTTCATTATGTAATGTTGCATGCTCTATCCCTGCATTTTTAGGGTTCTCTGAGGAAGCGTCCGCCCATCTACCCCTTATAAGGTGTTTAAATTTTGAATATTGGTGATGGGTGGTCCATACGCGGCAGTAGGGGTTCGGGTAACCGTTCTCGTTTGTAAGATTTACTTTCCTAAGATTCCTACCCCTGGATAAACCGTAAATATGGTCTGTGGCTGTATTAAGAAAGTCTGAAACCCCCTCTCCGTTTCCGTTAAGTGTGGCAAACCTATTAACAAGAGACTTAATTTTACCTTCATAAAACATTCTGTTTGTTTTACCAAGTAATCCCTTAATCTCTTTGTCTGGTGAAACGGTATCAACATCAAGGAAATATGCATAGTCTGACTGAGGTATAGAATCACGGTCATAAACCATAACCCTATTCCTTTGGTCTTCCTCATAATTCTCTACGTATAGACCGTGTTCTGCTACGCCATTAAGTAGATTTAAATAGTAGTGAGAACCCATATAATCCCACATATCGATAAGTGACCCGTGATAAGGCTCTCTACCCGCTGTAAAAGCTTCAAATTTTTCATTAAAGCCTTGTACATTGCCGTTTATGGTCCTTCTTACGAAATTGTCTTCGAGTGGCTTGAGGACATATGGCTCGGACGGACTATACCTTTTTGGACCAAGCTCAAAACGTTCAATATCTTGGTTATCAAGCGGAGTATTAAGGTCTCCAAAAATTGAATATGTGCTTCTAAGATATATATTGTCACTCAGAGCATCCCCGCTTCTTTCATTTGCAGCGTTTTCAAGGTGTGTATAGCCAAAAAGGTCGCGGGCTATCGTATCGTCAAGGAAACGGACGTGATTTTGCTCACTCTCATAGACGTCATAGTATTCGCCAATTGCAGGAGCCCCCTGAAGGCCAAAGTTATATGAGCCATTGGCACCTGGCTCCTCATACCTTCTCATGTAAGGATTGCCCAATAAGTTAGCTGACCTTGCTGGTGTGCTAGTTGGACCTAGGCCTCCTCTTGTGCTGCTGACTGTCTTTCCTATTTGCCTGGACGTAGTTCTCCCAACCTCTCTTGCTCCAATCTGGTAGTCAAGTGAAGCCCTCCTGTTGTCATCTCCGTTTGATAGTTTCATAAGTGTAGAATTGAGACCGAAAAGATTACCTCCCATTGTCCTCAATTCCGACCTTATCGCATGTCCGGTCGCGAACATGTCAAAACTACTTATACCTGGTTTTCCGCTTTTCATGTTTTCTTATATATTATATTTGATTCTTAGACATTCCTGCCGCGTTCAACTTCGTAATTGTCTCTTCAATAAGTTTAGCTAGGTTCATTTTAAATCCCTGGTCGTTCTCGAGCATCTTAATTAAATCAACGGAACTATATATATTTTTCTTGTCATCCCCATTGACGTCCATCTTCAGATTTCCACCAAGATTAATAGTCCAAGTAACTTCTTGTTTTTGGTTGGTGTTTTGTCCCGCATCTTGTGTTCGCTGACCTTGTGTTGATGATGGTACTACCTGGGTTGATGGGATGCTACTTTGATTGCTATTGAAAGTTGTACCATTGTTTCCAGCGGTATTTATATACGGGGTAGGTTGTGTTACGCTATTAATACTTGTTCCCGTTGCAGCGCCACCTGAACTTGCGGCTTCCAATTCTACATAATTACTCCTTTTTCCGGTTATCGTTGCTGTATTAACGCCGTGTTTTCCTGGCAAAGAACTTGTACCGGCAGTACTTGTTGTATATTCATCAACCTTCGATGTTGTTTTTTGTATTATTGCCGCTACATTACCAAATAAAGAGCTGATTTCTTTAGCTAAATCAGAATCCCCTAATACCCCTAAAAGTTCTTTCTCTACCGCAGATTTGGCGGCGGCTGGGGTTTTTGAGTGCAATGTAGCGTCAATCGCCTTTACGCCGGTCGGAACAGCTTGGCCACCCAATAAAGCCCCTAAGCTTTCAAGATTTTTTGAAAACATGTCAATATTGGTGGCTGCACTCAAAACTTCAGGCGTAAATTTTTCGTTTAATGTCTTAGATGCTATTTCATATGCGGAAAGACCACTTATGCCTGGCCTTAAGACATTTCTTGCTGCTTCATTTTCTGCCTGAGACCAATAACCTTTCATTTTGTCGTTGATTGTCATTACATTCTTAGCAATCGCCTTAATGTCTTCACTTTCACTCTGCGTCTCTTCTATGAGCTGCTGCTGCAATTCAGGATGACCGGCTATTTCTGCAATACTCCTAAATTCTCCGCCTATTGTGGCACCAGCAACGCCAGTCTCGCTATTTATTTCACCAACATTAGACAATAAAGTCTTTAGCTTCTCATCGACACCACCTATTCCGTTGGCATTTATTTGCCTTTCTATTTCACCCTTTCTGGCCTGTGCAAAAGATTGGTCTAAAAGATTGCCATAATCAACACCCATGGCTTCGGCGGCCCGTTTCATTCTCATCCTGGTTACCGGGTCCATTTCAATCTGATGAGTAACTGAATTGTATGATGCAGCGCCAGCCGTCATCTGATTGAAACGGTCCTGAAGCCCATTCATGTCGGTTAAACTTTCATTAAGCATTGCCAGAGGGTTTGAAAGGGCGGCAAAGGACCCACCAAGTACTTGAAGATTGGCAGCGGCTTCAACAGCACCCGTTACACTCCCTACTTTATCTGCGAAAGAGGCAACTTGTTTCATGTCCTGTCGAATTTCAGTTGCTTTCCTGGCCATTTCTTTAAGACCATTTACGCCGTTTCTGAAATTATACTTCTGGGCCATATCGAGGTTGCTTGTGAAGTTTTGGGTATATTTCTGAAGATTTATGCCATATTCACCAGCTTCTTTGTATAATTTTCCAGTAGCCTTTGCGGCTGATTTCATAGAAATACCTAGCTTGTCAAAACCAGCTACGATATTTCCTACGTTTTCTTCACCAAAAACTTTAGATGCAGCGATAAGATTTTCAAGAGTAGAGTCTTCAGTTGCAACAATTTCCCCGTTCCTATCCCTCTGCACCTGGTCGATTGATACATTTCTCTGGAGTTTTGACATCATCGCACCCTGCATCTTTAACATTTCGGTATTTGAAATGTTGTAAGACATAGAATGCTGCATCTTACTGTTCATTTCGACAGTTCTTATGGCAGTAGATAGAATGCTCTTGCTAGACAAACCAACAGATTTGGCTAACTCGGCGGCGGCATCTTGTACCTGGGTGAAAGGACGGGCGATGTTACCAACAAAGTCAGCCATACTAACAACCGTTTCAAGAGTTTTCCCAAGTTGTGTGACCGGGTTTTTCAACTCATTTAACGATTTTTCGAGTTCTTCTATTTTTTTAGCTGTGTCAGAAATAATTGCCATAAAAAAAATATTTTCTTAGTATAAATATCTTCTGTACATTTTCTTAAGATGAAAAGGAGGCAATAATTACCTCCTCTTCATGTTTTTAATGTTTTCTTGCTCGAGTCTCGCAAATTCATTAATAGCGGCCCCGTCATAAGTTCTATTTCCACTTCTTCTTTCCAGGGATGCTTTTACTCCTTGCTGCTCTTCATTGTGCTTTTGAATGTAATATCTGCGGTCTTGTATCGGGAGCTTCATTACTGTTTCCATTGGAAGATTCATATAATGAGTACAGCCCCATATTTCATCCTTTAATGTTCTTTCGTAATTACTCGGAATCAGTGAGAAAAATAAATTGGTCAAATTGTAGAAACACATTCATAGAGCCACCTCCAAGAGACTCTGGCTTTTGGATTTCGAAATTATAATCAACGCCTGGCGTATTCTTGATTATATATCTCCTTAGTGATGTTGCGTCCTTAATTGGCATATTGATTATGTAGTTATGAATAAATTTTCTATCATTGTTACCATTAATCGAGACAATTTGCATTTCCAATTCGTTCGTTGTCCTATGAGAAACCTGATGTTCATCCTCACCTGATTTTTCGGACCACTCTTTCAGTTTATCGATTGCAATCTCTATTTCTTTTCTCTCGGATGCTGTCATTGTTTCATCTTCACCAAGGTAGAAAAGTAACTTTTTGTTATAGTTTTCTATCTCTGATTTCCTAAGACTTGGTATCTCAATCTCATCAAGCTTGGCGAGATTGGCGTAATCCTTATGTGTTAGGAATTTAAACTTTACCTTATCTTTCGTTAATGGGAGTTCGTAATCAAAGTAACCATTTTCATCACCGACAAGGTTAAAGTCCTTGTATTTCAGTTTCGAAAGGTCAATTTGTGTGTCGAACTGTTTCTTTGTCTCAGGGTCGGTCGTAGAGACGGAGTACATATTACCATAAGCCGACGAGCGAAGGAAAAGGATAATGGCGTCCCTATCTCCGTCCAGAAGGTCATCCGGGTCAATTTCTGGGTCACGCACTTTTTCCTTTAAAATAATATCAAGCACCATGTTGTCCCTATAAAGATTCGGTGACACTATGATATTTTCATCCATTGCCGTAAGATATGATACCGCAATCCTTCCCTGCTTATTCTTATAGCACTCACCCTTTGATGGAAGAGGTATAATATCATAAGAGGCCATCGGGTTAGCTTCGTCCCTTTCTGGAATAATCTTGCTTGTGTTTTCTATTATTGATACTTTTTCAGAAACTGGCTCTGACGCTGGCTTTTTCTCGACCTTCTTAACTTTCGGTGTGGTCTTCTCTTTGCTTATTTCCTCAATCTGTTCTAAAACTGTTTTTTCCTGAGATGTTTTCTTCTTTACCGTCGGCTTTGCTGATTTTACGCCTTCCCTGAGCTCATCTAATGTTCCGCCAAGGAAGGTCCATTTTTCAATGATATCCTGCTGCCCGTTACGAAGTAGCTCGACCTGGTCATTAATCTTATCTTCGGAATACTTTTTCGTTCCATCCTCGTTTCTTGCATTCTTCATTGACCGTACGGTTTCATCTATGGTTTTTTCCCACATATCAAAAGAAGCCTTAAGCTGTTTCTTTTGTTTTTCAAGGTCTTTTATTTCAATGATTGCCATTAATGTCTTCTATTCTTTTCTTTTATTTTTTTCTGTTTTTCGGTATATTTTCCAATTGACTCCTTAAGGGTTTTCATAACTTTTTCAGGGTTATCGTGTATGTCGTGTTCCCATACTCTTATAATAGGAATTCCATGTGATAACGCCCATTCGTCCTTTACTTTATCAACCCACTGATTGTGCTTTTGCATTGGGTTTTTTTCTTCGTAAGTTAGTCCGTAGGAATGATAGTAATCACCATCTACTTCGACAATTACATTTGCGTCCGGGCAGTAGAAGTCGTAAAAACGCCCGATTTCCTTTGCCTCGTATTGCCTTATATACTTTACACCGAGCACATTAAGAAAATTTTCAGCAAAATAGTCTTCTAGCTTTGAGGTACCGTATTTTGGATGCGGTCTCTTCTTCTTGACTTCCTTTGATAATTTTGTTGTCTTCGTCTTTGCTGTTTTCCCTTTTGGTACCGGTTGTGGCATTATTAAGTTATTATAATCTTTTTATATTTAAACGTGACTCCGCAATTGTGATAATTGGTATTACAAGTGTATGGGTCAGATATGGAATCTATATAAGCCTTAGATGCGTACTCGTCATCAAACGCATCAACCAACTTACAATCCATAAATTCGTACTTGTAAGTTTTTTCACTCCCGTTTATAACTGTGGTCACATAAATAAATATGCTTTGCGGTTTTTTCAAAAGTCGTTTTAGGAAGTTACATCTTTCCTCTTCCCTTTGTTTTAAAAGTTTAACGAATACGTTATAGTCACGTATATCGATGAATCTAACTTGCAATAGCCGCTTTTTAAAGTCTGCTCTTGTATAAACGTACATTGTATTTGGCATGTCTGTAACATTGAAAAGGTCAGCTGATTCAACAATCCTTGCCTCTTCCTTAGAAAATGGCTCATATACGTCAAAATCCATTTCAAAATCAGACTCATTCGTCGTTACTCTTGTGTCTTCGGAAATGTTTTCATTACACGGCTCGGCTGCCTTGTTATCGTTTTCAGCCTCATGGACTTCATCTCCGTTTATTACAGATAAATTTTTTTGTGGTTCTTCTTGGATATTTTCCAAAACTGGGACGGTACTGTCACTGTTATTATCCTCTACCTTAAAACGTGCAAAAAAACCTGATTCCTCGGTAAAACCTGACAAATTATATTGGCTTACACATTCAAGGTCAGCTGCTTCTTTTGTATAATTTCCAACCGTAACTGTTTCGGGTGTGTCTTTTGAAGAGTCTTCTATATTAGGTACTGTGCTTTCTGAATTTATACCTTCATCGGCAGATATTGATTCGGGTTTATCTTCGTTGATAACTTCTATTTCAGCCTTTTCAAAATTCTGCCGCACAGGCTCCTTATTATCAGCTGCTGTACCAGGAGTTTCAATCTCATTTGCATTCTTTGCGGAAATTCCAAGAACGTCAGCAATAACATCGTCTTGCTTCGTTTTATCACTCTCTCTCTTATATACAGCCCTTAATAAAGATAAACGAATCTTCCCATCTCTAATTTTTTCAACAATGGTGCTTGACTTCTTTCCACGAAGTCTTAGTTCGTTGAGTGTGGCTAACCAAGAATCAATCTGGTTTTCAAGCGTAACTATATCGTCGTCGAGTGCTTTTAAACTAACAACGCCATTATAGGTATATCTTTCAGCAATTTCTTCAAAAATATTCATAAATTTGTTCTTTTTATCCACATTAAGATAGACTAAAAATATCATTAAGTCAATAAAATTACTTTAAACAACTATTTATAATGTAAAAGTACTGAAATATGAAAAAGACAGTAAAAAAAGATATTACAGAAATGAAAAATCTCGTCAAAAATATGCCTAAAACCATAAACGAGATTATTAGCTTCGAAGGAAATGATGCGGACCTTGAAGGATTTGAAGAAGAAATGCCAGAACAGGGACCGCTTGATGAGCCCGAAGTAGAAGAAGAACCCGACCAGATTACAGCTAGCGAGCATGCAGCACAGTTAATTGATGATATAAGAAAAAAGGCTCTTCGTGCTATGGCTGACCTTGCTGATACACCCGAAGACGAGAATTATATTATGCTCAAAAAAGTGTGGCAAATGACCGACAGAAAACCTGAACAGCAACAACAGAATCAAAATGGTCAGACTCCAGTTCAAGGACAAACTGGTGTTGTTCAGCGATAAAAAACTTTTTCCCACTATTTATAAGAAAAATAAGAAATTAAGATTAGTAATACAATGAGTGACCTTCTTACAAAAATGCCCTTAACATATGAACCGTTAAGGAAAAATAGATGGATACTTCGCTTCCCGGCAGACCTTGGAATACAGGAATGGACCCTTGAATCTGCAAAAAGACCACAAATCAATCAACCCGCCACTGAAATCCAGTTCATTAACACCTCAACATACGTAGTTGGAC